TTCATGTATTTCTGCACGATTTAATGACTGTGGCGCAAGACCCTAAATCATCTCAAGATGAAGTGGAAATGCAAGAGCATAGAGTCATTAACCTTTTAGAAAAGTTATTGTCTAAGGATTCCAATGGGCGCACATAATGAAACCTGTACCGACATGGAGTTTATCCAGTTGTGGGGTCAACTTCAATCTGCACAAAGAATGGCAGAACACCTTGGTATAAATAACAGGGCAGTCCATTTACGCAGAAGGTGGATTGAAAAAGAATACAACATGACCCTCAATGCGAAAGACCATAGAGGGGATTTGTACAACAAAAACAGACCTAAGTCTTTCTCTCCTTTAAAGCAAGTAGAACTTGGCATCCTAGATGGGACTGTCATTGTCTTCTCTGACGCTCACTTCATACCTGGTCAACGAACAACAGCATTTAAAGGGCTTCTATGGGCTATCCAAGAGTTCAAGCCCAAAGCCATTATCTGTAACGGGGATGCGTTTGATGGTGCGTCTATATCAAGACATGACGTAACTGAACAACCAGCGACTACTGTTATTCAAGAACTAAAGGCTTGTCAGGGTGCGCTAGGTGAAATTGAGGAAGTGGCTAAAGCAGCAAGACACAATGTAAAGCTCCTGTTTACATGGGGCAACCACGATGTTAGATTCGGTAATCGTTTAGCGCAACACGCACCACAGTACAAAGAAGTATTAGGTTTTAAATTGACAGACCACTTCCTTGATTGGGAATTCTGTTGGGCAGTATGGCCTACCGAGGATGTGATTATCAAACACCGATACAAAGGTGGTGTTCATGCTACTCATAACAATACAGTTAACGCAGGTGTGTCAATCGTTACTGGACACTTGCATAGCCTAAAGGTCACGCCATTTAACGACTACAACGGGATTAGATACGGGGTAGATACGGGGACTTTGGCTGAGACTGATGGCCCACAGTTTACTTATGCTGAGATAAATCCAAACAACCACAGATCGGGCTTTGCGGTGTTAAACTTCTTCAATGGTCAGCTTTTATGGCCTGAACTCGTCCATAAATTTGATGAAAATCAGATTCAGTTTAGAGGCGAAGTAATTGATGTAGGTGCATTTTGAGTGCTTGGCTAATCATACTTACAGGGGCTATTTACGCCTACATTGCTGGTGAACAGCTTTGGAAAGATAACCCACACATGGCTATCGTGTACGCAGGGTACGCCTTTAGCAATGTGGGGCTTTATCTGTTGGCAAAGTAGCTTATTCGCTATTGTCTAGACCAGCAGCAATTACTTCTTCTGCTGCGTCTTCTTCAAACTCATCTTCAAGATCGTCAATTGCTTCATATTCAACTGCCCATCCATTTTCCTCTTGGAACTGGATAAACTCTTGAATGACTTGAATCTTCTCAAAGTCATGGGTTTCAACAACAATTTTCTCACTGCCTGTCCAACCAAATTCCATTTCAAATTTCATGATGTTCTCCTGAAGCAACCGATTGTTGCAATTACATAGTAAATTTGGTTTATGACACTCAAGTGTCCTTCTGGAAGACTCCGTTAGGCAATAGTGTGCCTTTCCGATTCTTGATCTGATCGTATGCTATTTCCATACAGTCTACCAGATTGATGTCTTGAAGAGCGCAGTAGTTAATAAGACAGACCATGACATCACCAACAGAATCAACAATAGCTTCTTTGTCTTTTTTAATTGTGGCATCTGCGAGTTCTCCCATCTCAGATACTGCCTTGAGTAGTTGAGACTCTGGATTGCTATTAGGAATGATCTTACGGGCTTCAGACCATTGCAAAATCTTTATTTCAATTGCTGCGTAACTCATCTCACTCTCCTTAAAGGTTGAATATCTTTCTCTGGTGGTGGTGGCAGCATCTTTTCACTTGGTGGAGTCCATCCATGCTTTCTCCAAAGTGCCTGGACATCTGATCCTGTAGACCATTTAAATTCTTTGTTTGCCACTGAAGGGTAACTGATCTTTGAATAAGGTGGTTTTTCTAGCATATTTCCCATTCTCTTTCGTTTCTGCCTGAATTTGATTTAACTGTTCTACCAGTTAGATGGATAAGACCAATCTTCTGCATCTCGTTTAAACGTCTTGCAACCTGATTGCTCTCTAGTTTGGTCAGAGATGAGATGCCATCCTTTCCAAGCGCACCATAGGTCTGTAAACACTCCAGAATGATGTCATAGTGTTTGTTGACTACTGGCTTGATTGACTCTGCTGCTTCAAATGAAGTGAGAGGGTCTGTAGTCCTAACTCGTGGAAAGTTAGGAAAAATCTTATCGAAAGCACTTTTAATATCCATTATTAACTCCTATTGGGTGAGGGGAAAACTGCTCGTCTGCAAGCTAGGAAAATCCTTTGCACAGCTCTCCCCTCAGGTTTATATTAACTCAAAAAGGCAAATCTTCATCTTCAAAACTTGCCTTCTTAGGGGCTTGTTTGGGCTGATAGTCTTCCTTGGGTGATACTGCTAAACCCATGAATTTGCCTGACTTGCCCTCTTTAATCCATGCAGATAGCCAGTAATCCTGACCGCCTACAGTGATATTTCCTTTGTAATCAGGGTGTTTCTCTGACTCTTTTTTGTCGTTCTTAAATAAAACGCCACTGTTGTCCTTCTTTTCCATCACATTTCCTTCGCTTTCTTTAACGCACTTCTTACTTTACTGGGCAGGAGTGTCCACAATGCAATCTTTTGTTCTGCATCAAGGTTCTCTCCTTCCAACTTATCCCAAGCTGCCTTGGGGTCACCTTGCTCACACATGGCAATCAATTCCATTGCCATCTCTTGCAAGTACTGTAATTCCTCTGGAGGAATATTATCTTGTGCGCCCTGAGTAGGCGTAATCACTACTGATCTGCCCTCTTCAGGTAAATCTTCACCCGCATAGATGTATAGACCCAAGCCATGCAGACTCAAAGCCTTTGTCATGCAACGCATGATGGCAGTGTTTACCGCAAACGCATCGGGAGTAGGGATGGCCTTGTTTCTGTAGTCCATCACAGGCAATTGGCAGGTCATTGGTTTGCCAAACATGGTAGCGGTAACGAACACCATTGCCGTACCATTTATGTCCATGAAACACTTGTCGCCAAACATCTCTACTTTGTAGGTAGCAGTAGGATCAGCTTTGAGAGCTTCTGCCCATGCCCAAGCCCATGATAGGTAGGTAAGGTTGTTTTTCTTCTCTGTATGAGAATTGACATCTTTTTTCAGTAACGCTTCTATTGACATATTAACTCCTTTGATTTTCATCTAATTCAGCATTGATTATTTCTTTTTGTTGGTCAATGTATAAATCCTTGAACTCAACAAAGTCTGCTTCTTGGCAGCAAACTATTTTATCCCCTTTGATTGCCAGGCAATAGGGGCAGTAGTGTATGTCTGAAAAGTGTTCAGAATACTGTTCAAATAGTGTTTTCATCAGTGGAAACTTTCATAAGCCATTGTCCACAGAACATCACCCGCCAGATCGGTGAGCTTGTTTAACTCATCTTCTGTCAATGGTGTTCCATCTTCATAGCATCCACTTGAAAAGTAGGCATCACAGAAATCTGGATAATCTCCGCTAACCACTCCATCTACTTCTAGGTCTACAACCTTTTTTCCATTAAGAATCGGCATATTTACTCCTGTTAAGCGTGGGTTACTGTTTGCCCACACCGATAATGTGCCACACAGTTTCCTGAATTTACATAGGGGTTTTCCCTAATTTACGCAACTTTTTTATCATGTTAGGCTACTCGCATGAAAACTGAAATACTTGAAAAAAGATGCGCTGAAGCCTTGCTTGGGTACTCTCAAACAATGGCAGATGCTTATACAACCGAACCAGAGGACTTTGATGCGGCTGTAACAGCTTTGCTTGCCAGAACGCTAGAACTTCATCTAAACCGAACAATCAACCTAGAGAACCTTTACAAATGACCCAAGAAGCAGTTATCAGAGCATTACAAAACGGCCCACTTACTTCCTATCAAATAGAAGATTTAACAGGCATACCTAGACTATCTATTGCAGCTTGTTGCACAAAGATGAGCTACAAGAAGAAATTAAAAATTGGGAAAATTAAAATGGGTCGTTCTTGGGTTTCTCAGTACACCTTAGAGCCACACATGATTGAGGCCACAAAAGCCGCCAATGATGAGCCTTACGACAAGCTAAACCCGTTTGATATCAGAAACGCAAAGGGCATCTTCACCAAGTCCGAATATGCGAATATGAACGCCCAGGCTGTTCGTTTGTTTGGCAGAAAAACAACAAATGAAATCACAAATAATCAATTTATTTGAAAAAAACCTCTTGACACACTAAAAATTTGTGTACAATTAAGTTGTTGCCGTGGTAAGCAATAAACTGAAGCCGTTTACTCATGCGTTCTGCTTTAACCAATATTCGTAGGAATATATTGGCTAGAGTTACCACCAGAATGCAGTAGTAAACGGCTTTTTTTTATGTTTTCCATAGCTTCCGTACTCCACACGAAAGTAGTGCATCTGCATGGATGGCTTGGAAGAAAACACCGACATCAGGAAACACCCCCTGTTTGCCGACCAGCGTTGGTTAAGCGACTGGTAAAGCATTTGGTACAACGGTGGAACAAGGCCAAATGTATAAGCGAATTAACTCGTCATGCGCACTTGGGGCGTTTTGTATTTAAGTCAATAGGAGTCAATAATGAATACCATAATGCTTGGAGAAGGTCGGATAGAAACCCCTCTATCCACCCTTGGAGAACCTATGTCTAAAGAAAACAACATGGATAACTTTGAGAGATTTTGGGAGACTTGGCCTAAATCATTCAGAAAAGGCGGTAAGTCTGCCTGTAGAGTGAAATGGAAGAAGTTTTACTGTGATACCTGTGCAGATCAGGTCATCAAACACATTGAGTGGATGAAAACCACAGATGCTTGGAGAAAAGACGATGGTGCTTTTATTCCTGCACCTTTGGTCTATCTGAATCAACAACGATGGGATGGGGCTGAGATTCCTGAATCATTCGGGATTAAAGTTGAAGTGCAAATTGATCCTGCCCTTGCCAAGATTGAGGCTGACAACAAAAAAGCCGTTCCTATGCCCGAACACATTAGGCAGGCAATGGCTCAATTAAGGAATAAATCTTGAACTACTTTGAAGCCATGAGACTGCTAGACAGAGTTAAGGAAGGCGTACCATATCCCGTACGCCTCATTACTGAAGCGTTAATCCTAACTGGTGACTTAGATGAGTAGGGTATATACCTATGGCATACAGTAGAAAAAACATCTCTAATGAGTCTGATAGGGTGATCCTAGAGCAAGCCGAGGCCAGAGAGCTTTATCGGAATTGGGAAGGCAGTAAAAACAGAGACCTTATTCGTGCCAGACTTGAGAGAGCCGAAAGAATCTATGGCATAGGCGCTAGAGACAGAATCCGAGAATACATGAACCGAATTAAAGATGGAACACTTCTATGACATTTATGGTGACTTTCAAAGTAGACGCTAACCCTGTTGGCAAACAAAGGGCTAGATACGTCAAAAGGGGAAACTTTGTGCAAACTTACACCCCTGAAAAGACAAGAACCTATGAAACCTTAATCAGGGATTCTGCAATCGAGGCAATGGGCAGCTCAGAACCATTGGAAACCCCTGTTAGCCTTTATCTTTACATTCGAGTGCCAATTCCAAAGTCATGCACCAAAAAGCGACTAGAGGCCATTGACAATGGGTCAGAGAAGCCAACAAAGAAGCCAGACGCAAGCAATATCCTAAAAAGCGTAGAAGATGGCATGAATGGGGTTGTTTACCATGACGATTCGCAGATCATAAACATCCACGTTACCAAGGTTTATTCAAGTCTGCCAGGTGTTGATATATGCGTTAAGGAGTGTTTGGAATGAAAAACCCGTTTGAAATCTTAGAGCCAACTGTAATTAGTTTTTCAGGTGGCAGAACTTCTGCTTTTATGCTTTACAAGGTTTTAGAGGCTCACCACATGAGCCTGCCGCCCGAAGCAAAGGTTATCTTCTGCAACACTGGAAAAGAACACGAAGCTACCCTTGATTTTGTGAGAGACATAGAAAAACAATGGAATGTGCCTATTGTTTGGCTTGAATTTACTAAAGAGCAGCCTAAGTTCAAGGTGGTCAACTATGAAACTGCAAGCAGGAATGGCGAACCATTTGCTGAAATCATTGCCAGCAAGCAGTTTTTACCAAACCCTGTCATGCGATTCTGTACGACAGAACTAAAAATCCACCCGATTACCCGATACATGGCTTCAATCGGAATAGATGAATTTCAGACCTTGGCAGGGATTAGGGCAGACGAACCCCGCAGGGTGGTAAAGCTGAGAGAAACCCTCCATGCGCCACTTGCCATTGCAGGGATTACGCAAACAGATGTCCAGGCTTTTTGGAAGAATCATAGTTTTGACTTAGGCATTGAATTCAGGGACAAGGTAACACCACTTGGAAACTGCGATTTGTGCTTTATGAAGGGTGCGCACCAACTTGCAAGCATTATCCAAAGAGAGCCTGAAAGGGCTATTTGGTGGGCAGAACAAGAGAAAAAAATTGGCGGCAGATTTTCAAAAGACAAACCCGACTATACCCAAATGATGAATTACGGGAAAAGTCAAATTGATATGTTTGACAAGAATGAGAAAAGCATTGCTTGTTTTTGTGGAGACTAAGGGTAAATCCCTATGGTATTACGCAAGCAATTAGGTAAGATTTAATTTTTAACAGGAGTGAATCATGGAAAAAACTTGGGAATTTGACACAACAACAGGTGCAGGCAGCGAAATTGTTACTGTCGTTTATGAGTATGAAAATGATGGAGAGACAACCTATAACGAGTCCATCAAAGAAGTTTGGTTTGAGGGTAGAAACGTCATTGGGCTTTTCTCTGATGAACAATTCAAAGAACTAGATATTGAGGCTTCTATGCGGTTTCAGAATCACAAGCTGAACTACAAGCTGGAGGATGTATGAACGAACCCACCAAGGCCATCCAATACCTGATTGACACTGCGCCACTATATGCAAAGGCTAAATCTGATCGAATGTACTTAGAAGAATTCAGAAAAAGCCGCAAAGCCCAACTTATGAGCCAGGCAGGGACTGAAGTACTTGGCAAACAAGAAACTTTTGCTTATGCCCACCAAGATTACATTCAAATCTTAGAAGGTATCAGGGAAGCCGTAGAACGTGAAGAACGCTTTAGATGGCTAATGACCGCAGCACAAGCAAGAATTGAAGTTTGGCGCACTGAGCAATACTCTGCCCGAATTGAGCAAAAAGCCACCCAATGAACAACAAACTGAACGCAAAGGAACGATTGCACCTTGCAAGGGTTAAAAATCTTCCTTGTTCAGTATGCGAAGCACCACCACCAACAGAAGCCCATCATTACAAACAAGGGCTTCAATACACTTGCATCGCTTTGTGTGTCGATTGCCACCGAAACCCTGTAATGGGATGGCATGGGCAACGAAGGGCTTGGGCAATCAATAAAATGGATGAAATAGACGCATTGAATGAGACCATTCGCAGATTGTGCGAGGAAATGCCCACCAAAGGCCATAAAAGCCTGTTTTAGGCGTTTTTAAGGGCTTACTTATGCCAACCTACACAAGGCAATAAAAAACCCTCCGAAGAGGGCCTGAAGGTTTAGCGTTTCCCGCTAAGTATTCGCAGAACTAGGGCAATGCAGGCATAAATCACAATGCCACCATTTCTACTTCATGGCACTTTTCGCAGCCACTGCAATCTGTCAGATCATTTTGAGCACTTACAAAATCATCCATTTCCTGATAAGTATCAAAATCGTATTCTTCGCCACAGTCACCGCATGACCATGACCATTGAATGTCAAACCCAATAGAACAGTAAACACATCCCACCCAATTCTCATTCCAAATCCAAACATTGCCTGAATTTTCATTTATTCCAGCATGGGTGTATTGATCAATTGACAAGCCATTTTTGCGCACTGCCGCAATGCAATCTGTCAGACGTTCAAGGTCTGCGCCATGAAATTGTGCAAAGATATTTTCCATAATTGACACCTATTAAAAACCTGCGAATTGCAGGCCACAAACCCCTAAAACAAGGGTTTGCAGTCTGAAATTAAGCGGCTTTTTGTTGCACTTGCATAAAATCAGGGTTTAAACCTTGATACGTGCCTGGATCATTTCGCATTGGCATAACCACCACCACCGCATCATTTTGATTATTATGGATAGCCCCTGAACTGTCACCCCTTTGAGACAATGGGAAAACTTTTCCCTTTTTAGTGCCGTAATACATGGCTAATGCTTCATTGCCTTTGACAAGCAATTCAGGGTCAAAGTAACTTATTGTTTGCTCAGCAAACGAATCACGGGCAGGAACAACACGGGAAATATCGGGATAACGTGCGTCATACGCTTGAAAACGTGCATTACCTAAAAGGTAATAGTCCTTAGCACCGCCTTCAATGGTCTCCAGATCGATGAATTCTGCCTTCTTATCGATGGCCTTGATGGTGTCAGACGGAATGATTATTTGAAACCCGTATGCTTCAGGTGCATCGATAACTTCAATCGGGCATTGTCCTGCAAATAGAATTCGCCCGTCAGTGCCGTAAACCATTGCAATGTCAGGCCCATTGATTGAAATGCAAATGCCCTGCAAATAATAACGAAGGTCCTTTTTTGCTGCGCAGATCAAAGCGGCACGAAGAACTGAAGTTTTGAGAGTGATTTTCATGTGAACACCTATTAAAAAGTTAAAAACCTAGTCAAACACTAGGCCATTGACCCCTAGATAAAGGGTCAACAGTCTAAGGTTTATTTAACTAAAACGTCAAAGTAAGACAATAACCCAATGCAAAGCAATGAAGCAATGACAAGGGCAGCGAATAGGTCTAAAAGTGTGTTTTTCATGTTGAAACCTTTTTAAACTTCAGAGCTAAGCCACATTTCATGGATTTCGGGGTATTGCTCTTTTAAGTATTCGGCAGCTTGTTGCAATGCAACATCAAGGTTTTCTGACAAATCAAGCATATATTCGCCTTGATCTAGCAAACGAATAGATCCGTCAACTAGAAGCTCAACAGAAACAAACCCGTCACCATCGCAGCAATATGAGCCGTAGTGATAAATTGGGTCTTCATCTTCTGTAGCGTCTTCATTGTAAATATTGCCGCCCGAATAGAATTCCCAATTCTCGAATTCCTGAGCAACAAAAACGTCTGAAGGCTTTTCACAAAGTTTATTTGTATTGGCAACAAAGAACTGCCCTTTGCTTGTTTCGACAATCTTGTCGTTTGTGAGAATGTTTGTATAGAGTGCGACAATGTCGCTAGAGTGCTTGTTTTGCTTAACCCAATGTTTCATGTTGACACCTATTAAGATCACTTTCCGATTGAAAGCACAGTAAGAATAGCACCGAAAAAAGAAAAAACTATTAGGACAAACCCTAATAAAGTACAATTATTTTAATTTATTTAAAGGGAAAACATGGGCAGACCTTCAAACCCTTCAACAAAGTACTTTCAAAGAACATTGTCCAACCCTCAAAGAATGATCCTATTGGCTGCGGGAAATGGAAATTTGTCCAGGGGTTTTGAGAATGTGTTGGCACTGTATCAGTATGCCCACAACAAAGGGTTTCGCCCTGAAATGGAAATGGATTTTTTAAATATAGATCGCAGGACAACAAACAGTCCCAATGAAGATTGTCTATAAGGGTAAACACTAGGATAGGGTAAACACCTAGATGAGAAGGACTAAATGCAAACGATTCTCAATAAGATCAAGTACACCCAAAAAGGTGCATCGCCCTCTTTCACACTTTATGCAAAAAACGCATAACCTTTGACTAAGGGTAAACCCTATGACTGTATAAAAAGACATGAGGGTAAACCCTAGGTGTGTGGTTGTATGGGGGGGGGAGGGGGTAGCGTCTGTGTGTAGATATTTGTGGAGCATCCCACCCTCAGAAAAAGCTAAAATGAACTAATCCATTCCAAGGAGGACAAAATGGAAAAAAGAGGAAGAGGAAGACCCAAGGGGAGTGTCAAGATGACCATACAGAGGTTTGCTGACAATCCACCCCTAGTACTACCTAAGACAGACCATCAACGTCTCAAGGAGCTTAAAGAGCTAATGATTAGGTCTGGTGGTAAGGATGTGGCTCAGAAGGTTATTGAGATAGCCCTTAATGATGAGCATCCCCATCAATTGGTAGCTTTAAAGATGTGTCTTGACAGGACTCTTCCTGTTTCTTTGTTTGAAAAGGATAAGTCTCAGAGAAGTGCCGTAACCATCAATATCACGGGACTAGGACAAGAACCGATTATTGTTGAGAATACTGAACAACCTGAAGACGTAGAGGCTAAATATGGCTGATCTGAACTTCTCTCTGCTTCCTTGGCAACAAGAAGTCTTCAAAGACCAAACAAGGTTCAAGGTTGTGGCTGCTGGGCGTAGGTGCGGTAAGAGTCGGATGGCGGCAGTTACCTTACTGATTGAAGGACTCAAGTGTCCACAAGGCTCTGCTGTTCTCTATGTTAGTCCCACTATGGGACAATCAAGACAGATTATCTGGGACTTACTGCTAGACCTTGGTAGAGAGGTTATTCAGAGCAGTCACGTTAATAACCTAGACATTACCCTGATAAACGGGGCTAGGATATACGTTCGTGGTGCGGATAGACCTGATACCCTTCGTGGAGTCTCGCTGACCTATGCGGTACTAGACGAGGTTGCCGACATTAAGCCTGAAGCATGGGAACAGGTCATTCGAGCAAGTTTGTCTGATAAACGGGGGAGAGCATTGTTCATCGGCACTCCCAAAGGACGCAATTGGTTCTACGATACCTTCAAACTAGGTGAAAGTGAAGATGATCCTGATTGGAAGAGTTGGCACTTCACCACTGCTGATAACCCTCTGATTGACTCAAAAGAGATTGAATCTGCCAAGAAAACCCTGAGTACCTTTGCTTTCAAGCAAGAATACATGGCTTCTTTTACCAATGCGGGTTCGGATATTTTCAAGGAAGAGTGGATTAAATACGGGGTAGAACCTGATTATGGAAGCTACTTTATCGCTGTTGACCTTGCAGGATTCGAGGAAGTTGCCAAACAAGCCGCCAATTCTAAGAAGCGTTTGGACGAATCTGCTATATCGATAGTGAAGGTGACAGACGATGGGAAGTGGTTTGTTAAGAAGATTGAACACGGAAGATGGGACATCCGAGAGACTGCTGCCAAGATTCTGATGGCTATTAGAGACTACCGCCCTTTGAGTGTGGGAATAGAGAGGGGGGCGCTAAAGAACGCTGTTTTGCCCTATCTGTCAGACCTAATGAGAAAGAACAACACCTTTGCCCATATAGTGGATTTGACCCACGGGAATAGAAAAAAAGCAGACAGAATCATCTGGGCTTTACAAGGTAGGTTCGAGCATGGCAGAATTGTGTTAAATTCGGAAGAAGATTGGGATGAGTTTGTAGACCAGTTAATCCTGTTCCCTGCTCAAGGAGTCCATGATGACTTACCTGACTCCCTCAGTTACATTGACCAACTGGCTGTTACATCTTACATGGAAGAAGATGACAGCGAGGATTGGCAACCAGTAGATATTATTAGTGGGGTATAAGAATGGAATTCCAAGAACCTAGCGACTCAGACAAAGAACTTACCGCCTTTGTTGTCAACCATTGTGATAGATGGAGGGACTACCGAGACACCAACTTCTTGACTGATTGGCTAGAGTACGAGCGCATCTTCAATGGTGAGTGGGATGTCCAAGATAAGACCCGTGAGTCCGAGCGTAGCCGTATCGTTACCCCCGCTACCCAACAAGCCGTAGAGACACGCCATGCCGAAATCATGGAAGCCATCTTTGGTCAGGGTGAGTTCTTTGACATTCAAGACGATATTCGTGATGTCAATGGTAGCCCCTTAGATGTTGCTGCCATCAAAGCACAACTCATGGAAGACTTCAAAGTCGATAAGATTCGCAAGTCTATTGACCAGATTGAACTCCTTGCTGAACTGTATGGTACGGGTATCGGTGAGATTGTTGTCAAAACAGAGAAAGTCTTTGTCCCCGCTACTCAAGCAATACCTGGTCAGATGGGACAAGCAGCTATTGGAGTGGTAGAACAAGACCGCATCGCAGTCAAGATTGTTCCTGTTAACCCCCGTAACTTCTTGTTTGACCCCAATGGAACATCCATTGATGACTGTATGGGTGTGGCTATCGAGAAGTATGTCTCTATCCATAAGGTCGTTAAGGGTCAAGAAGAAGGCATCTACCGCAAGGTAAAAGTCGGTACTGACTCGATGGATACAGACTTAGAGCCTACCCAAGAGATTACTCAGTACGAAGACGATAAAGTTAAACTTTTGACTTACTATGGTTTAGTTCCTAGAGAGTATCTTGAAGAACTAGAAGAAGATGGTGCTGAAGTAGAAGACTTGTTCCCTGAAGATTCTCTACAAGATGAGTATTCCGATCTGGTTGAGGCTATCGTAGTGATTGCCAATGATGGTGTTCTTCTCAAAGCAGAAAAGAACCCATACATGATGAAGGATCGCCCAATCCTTGCTTA